GCTGGCCCAAGCAAACTCTATTAGAAATTCAATTGGATTTGATACTTTATTGATACTCATTTGCTAAATCCTTCGCATGATTGTTAATGTATTCCAATGCCCTATTCAATATTTCTACATTGTCCTTAAAATTTCCTATACCCCTATTGCAATTATGACACAAATGACCACGAAATGTATTACTTTCATGATGATGATCAACTACCCAAATACCAGCATTTCCACCAGTACCTGTCAATTCTTCCTTAGTTTTATTACAAATGGGACATCGGTAATCTTCTGGTGGATCGCCGTGTTTGTCTCTCAATACTTTTCTTTCTTTGGCTAATTTCCTAGCACACTCTTTACATTCTGGTCTTAAATATTTACCACCACTTGATGGAGAAAAATTCGATTTGTTTAGCAGTTGTTTGCATTTGCTGCATTTTTTCATTAAATATCACGTTCTTCACCGTACAATACCTTGAAGGTAGGGAATCGTAAACTGATTGTTCCTTGTTGATTTTTTGTTTCTTCAAAGTATTGAACCGTGATAGTCTTTCCAAGAATAAGATTAGGATTCTTGAAAAAGGCTTGACGTTCCTCTATGGTGAAACCGCTCCCTACATCTACATTGTAGCCTTTATGAGAGATTGTCACATTGGAAAGCATAGTTTCTTCTACTTCTTGTCCATCTTTTACATATCTAAACGGACCCATTTTAGTATCAATAACAGTATATTCATCGTCAAAAAAGCTTTTGTACTTTAGCAAATCTTTGCTACGCTTGCCCTTATATGGCTCATCTGCACGAAGCATTAGTCCTTCCCATCCACCTTGGGAAGCTTCAACGCACCACTCAGCAAAATGCTCATCGTTCTTAATGCGTTCTTGGTTAACTGCACTAAGGCACGGGATTGAATTACGCTTGAGTGTAATCATTAGATTGTTGAACCTAAGTCCAAATGGTTTATTAGATTCTCCACGCTTAGAATAAAATTCGTCATGACTGATCATATCGAATATCTTGTAGCATGGGTTGAGAATGGTATGATCTTTTTTCTTAAGTTGCTTCATAATACCTTGAAAGTCTTCGTTACCATACTCATCCACCAGACAAAGCTCACCATCAAATACTACATTAGTAATGTTAAGAGCCTTAATACCATCCCTAACGACGCCAAGAGTATCAAATTCCTTTCCCGTGCGGGAATAGAAGGTAGTATTGCCATGACTGTCAACAATCCCAATACATCTAGCACCATCAATCTTTCTGCTAACATACCAACCGTCCTCCCACTTTACAATGCTTGGATTATATTTATCCGCCAAAGCAACGCTAAACTCTGGGATATGGTCAGGGATAGCCTTGTTGATAATCTTATCACCAGCACGGGTCTTCAAATCTTTATCGATAATACAATAGATAAGCTCTTCTTTATCGGGATATTTGTCAATAAATGTATGAATGGCACCAATGGCATCATGACCCGTAATAGCTCTTGCTTGAAGATCATTCAAGAGTTCAAAAAAGTTATTGTACTTTTGTCCACGAAGAGTTTTCTTTTTCTTTAGATTGTCACTTGTGACATTATATTGCCACAGTGGGTGATAAGTGTACAGTAGAATTTGTTTAGCAAAATGTGCCTCTGGACCGCTGTGATTGCAATATTCTTCAATAATATTTTGCTTGTCTATTGTGCTACTTGTGGCCCTAAGATCACGAACCATGTCCAATACGTAGTTAAAGTCATGTACCATTTTTGTATTTCTGTTGATGCTCTAAGAATTTGTTACCCGTCATATCGTTGTATATGTCGGTCGCCAGTTTGCTGACACTCTTACTTATACCAGACTGTGATGGATTGTCAAGCCTAGACCAGACATATCCATCCTCAGTCTTTTTTGCGGTATAGTTATGATTTGTTGCCCAAGACTTAATTTCTTTCCAGAGCATCAAATCCACTCTTCTGGAGAATGCCCCAGTTGAGAATAGTCAAAAGCATCCTCTTGGTATTGATCAAGTTTAAATACTTGAGTGAATACATCAAAAAGCTTTTCGATCTTAGCTTTAGTTAATACAGCCAGACCATCAACAGCATTAACAGTTTCATCTTTAGTAAAATCGCCTTCTAGGATACCAAATGAGATATCATTTAGCGAATCAACGATAGAATGCAAGTTTGTAATGTGGTTTTCAAGGTCGAATCTGTCCATTGTTATGTTCCTCTTCTAATTGTTTGAGTATTTCTTTATAGAGCAAATCTGTAATATCATCTTTTGGCTTGTCGTAATAATTACGTGCAACCTCTGAATAATCACCATCAAGAATAAAAATTTCGGGCTGCACGTATTTATCACAACATATAGTTGATGAAAGCAATATTAGGGGTTCTGCGATCTTAAACATTATGTATACAATCTTGAGTATTCGCCCTGTATATCACTAGCAAAATCTGGCTTACCAGTATCGTCCGGTCCAGTAATATACTCTTTTGGAATATCCTTATAGACCGCACGTTGTTTTGCCTCATCCCAATCAAGTTTACCATATCTATTCCAATAAAGATATTTATATCCTTGATAACTCTTGGTTTCATTCAAAAGTTTTTCCATCATAATACAAAGTTTTTGCTTTGAAGATTGAGGAATTCTTGATTGAAGCATATCGTTTATACTAAGTTTAAGGTGATTTAAAAAATCAATCGACACCTGCTTCCTTTGTTTCTGTTTCATCTGATTCTTCCTTGTCGTTAATGGATAAATATGCTACCCAATTTGTTTCACTATTTTCTTCTACCTCATCATCACTACAAGATAGTTCCGTAATGTCTACCTCGTTTTCATCGCCAGTATCAAAATCATATAATTTAACATCAGCGTCAAGAAAACTCTTATTCTCTCTAGCACGTTTATTTATGAAATTTTTCAGTTCTCGCCAAGTCATTAGGTTCTCCTTGTGTTTCACCCAGTATAGCATATCGACCAGCAGGCGTCAAGAGCTTGAATCGCTTTTTTCAGAAGCTTCCTCAAGGATAAGTCTTGATGTTTGGTTAGCATACCTATTAGGGTCTGCCAAGCCGCTATCGATTCTGTTTTTAGAAGTTAAGTAAAATCCACGGTCATCTTTACAGATAACCTCGTTGTCTTGAAGGTTCACTGGATTACCAGTAAATAAATACTTTGAATGATCAATAATCATATCAGAAGTTGATCCAAAATGTGTTTTGGTTGTGACGGTTGTTCCGGTTTGGTGAGTTGGTGCTTTGTAATATTTCTTAGCCATCATTTCTCCTTTGTTTCAAAAATCATACAATTTTCTTCTTCATTCCAACACGCTTCTAATTGATCATTAGATGCCATCTTACATAGTTGTATTCCTAATACCCAATTATTTACTTCTTGAAATACCTTTTTCAATATGATAGTATTGATCATCAATTGATCTTGTTTTGGTATACAATACTGCTCTAAAATACTACGAATTTCTTTAGGTTTGATATAGTCTTTCAGTTCATTGAGGGGAATTCCCATATGTTTTGCAACATCTTTGCCTATATGTTTGCTCATCTTATTAACATTTTTTATTGCTATTAACGGATCATCAAACATAATTCCTCCAATTTATGGATTAGCTAAAAGAAGATTGTTGTACTCTGCAATGGCATTATCCTTCATCTTGAGTTCAAAGTCAAGGTCAAACTCAAGATCGTATGTATTGATTGATTTATGTGCATAATCAGCGTGTGCCCTTGGGTTGTTACCGGGACGGCTTTCGCTATAGTGGAACAGTGGCGTATAGTCGCCCCACGTTGCATGGCAAGCCCGTATAGCCTCTTCCTCTGTCAGACCATCTGGATGGCAGGCATGGTGCAAATAGTCGAACGTAATGGGTATATTGGTGGCTGGATGAAATATCTCTGTGAGTTCCTTGACACTCCAACAGTTTATTTTATCGTCATTTTCGATAACCAATCGGCTACGGCAATTGGGATCAAGAAGATTAAAATTGCTAATAAATCTAGATATGATAGCATGGTGATCGCCATTTTTGTTGTGTACATGTAAATTCATTGGAGATCGGTAGTCTGCTGTGCATCCGATTCTGTCCATGAAAGAAGAATAGAAATTAAGTTCTGTGATTGTTTTGGCAACTGCTGCTTCGTTGGTCGAGGCGAGGACATTAAACTCGCTAGGGTGACAAGAAACACGAACCCTAGTACGGGAAATAGTTTCCTCAATAAGATCAAAACTTTCTTGGATATCGTCATGGTTTGGTAAATCCTCTAAATCTACATTTGCTGCATCATATGTTATGAGCGGGAAAAGGTCGCTACTAATACGATAACAATAGTCATTAGCCGCACAATGCTCAATGATGCTATTGGTAGCATACATATTGTTGAGAATACGGTCGCCCAATATAGACAACGCTTCTTCTCTAGGCAGACTAGAGAATCGCTTGTAGGTCATTGTCTGAAACTTGACGGGTTCATCAAGTTCTTGCAACTGCAACGATATGCAACAAAGTCCGTATCTCATGAGCTTAGTATATTATACTCCTGTGGCCTTGTCAAGAGCATGTTTTTCGTAAATTCTGTTGATTTTCTGGATTAGTTTCTTAGGGCAATTTTCTAGTATGAATTCGTCATCATTATCTGTGATATATGCTTGAAGTTCGTCGTACAAAACTCCCTCAGTATACCCCATGTCTAATATGTACTTGCTGATCTTCTTAATCTTGTCCTTATTCTCATCAAAAGCTTTATGAATTTCTTTATAGTATTTGTCTGAATGGTAATACAAAGCATGACTTAATTCATGCCTTATAATGCTATCATTATTCGCCCCTATAATATAAAACC